GCGTTTCAATGTGAAAATTAACATTCACGCTTCTTCCCAACTGATTGTTTGCAACAATGTTTCCACTTTGATTAGGAACAAATAATTCCCTTCCAGCTTCCCCAACCCTATAGGGCGTACCTTCACGAACACCACCACCCATTCTTCTTCCAGAATAAGTTTGTGCCTTGATTTGTGCCACCATCGCCATACCTTTTACTAAAGCCATTCCAGCGATAGCGATGTTAGCTGGAAAAATACTTATATATTGTTTGTATAAATGTGAGGCAGATTGAATAGCATTGATGGTTGCCTCTGCAATTTGAAATCTTTTATAGGCTTCAAACGCTGTTTTGTTTAATCCTGATACTGCCGATAGTGCTGACTTGGTATCATCGAAAAGTTGCTTGTTGCCTTGTTCTTTTAATTTTATTTGGAACGCTAAATCTTTTCTATCTTGTATCTGTTTATGCTTATAATATGATGCGTAGGCTTTTTGCATCTTTTCCATATATGTCAATTCTACTTTTTCAAGTTCTTCTATTACTTCTTTACTTTTATTTTTTTCATCGTTCATTTCGCCCATAATGTCAGTTGCGTGTTTCCAAACTGAAGTTGTACCAAGCATTGTTGTACGCCATTTTTCCATCATCGCCACAAGTTCTGAAAACACTTCTTTTGTTGTTTTTCCTTCAAGTTGCGTAACTGTAAAACCTGTATTTAAGCCTTGTAATTCTGATTCTACCCCAGCTAATAGTATTTTTAAATCATCTAGTTTTTCAATTAATTTAGTTTTTGACTTGGTTGCTCTATCTATTAACGATTGTTGAAATTCAATGGCTTGTGTGTAGGCTTCTTGTTGTTTTGTCAGTTCTGCAATTCTGTCCTTGAATATTCCTGTCCATCGTAAAGAGTGTTTTAATTGGTTAAAAAAGTTTTCAATTCCTATAACAACATTTCCCAACATCATTATCATCATTTGTAATGCACCAAACATTTTATCAATAAGAAATCTGCTAAAGGTTTCGACCCCATCTTTGGAATCAATAAATTCATCAAACATATCGCCCAGCTTATTAGTGATTGACAATAAGGCTGGTGCAAGAGCAACAGTCATTTGATCTATCAATCCCTTAAATCTCAATACCATTCTTCCGATTGAATCATTAACAAGTTCAACCTTTGCAACCATTTCTGCCGATAATGTTAATCCAAACTTTTCAGCTTCCTTTTTTATTTGTTTCATTCCTTCAGCACCACCTTCTAATGCAGTCAGCAATTCAATGTTTCTTCCACCAAATAATTTATAGGCGATGGCAGTCTTGTCTGTTCCGTCTTTGAGTTGTGATAAGGCTTCGGCAACCATTTCAAATTGTGAAAACAAGTCACCATTAGTTGATCTCAAGTCGTCTGCTGTTATTCCTAATTGTTCAAAGGCTTCCTTTGCAATGCCTGTACCCTTGACAAGAAAATCATTAATGCCGACTGCAAGTGTTCTCGCACCTTTGGCAAACGCCTCTAGCGATGTGCCACCTAATTCGGCAGCAAGTCGAAACGCACCCAAGTCCTCTGTTGAAATGAAAATTTGTCTTGATAGTTTTCCAAGATTGTCAATTGATTTAAGAGAAGCCCTAACCAACAAGCCTAGACCAGCAACACCAGCCAGACCGACCAATGCAGTTTTCATATTGAATACTGCTTTCCCTACTTTTTTAAGGCTACTTCCTAATGCACTAAAGACCCTTTTTGTTCGGTCTTTGGCAGTAATGTCATAATGTAATTTATTAGCCATTTTTCAGTTTTGAATCCTTCTTATTCTTATTGTTTAAATATGCAATCCACAGATTAAACTCTGCTTCACTCATTTTCAAGGTCTGCTCAACTGTTTGATGTAGATGCTCGGACAAAAAGCAAATGGCTTCAAGTTCCTTGTCCTCGTTTAGTTTTTTTTTAGTTCGTCTGGCTGTGGTGTAATGGATATTTTTGATGCGACATCGGAAAGTACATCAGGGTCAACCTTAAACAAGAAGTCATCCTTGTCCTCTGGCGAAAACAATCTATTGCCATCGGCATCCCTCGCTTTCATAATGAGAAGGTCGGCTAACGCACCCACATCATCTTGCTTCATCAACCTAAATAACTTTCGCTTTTCAGCCAAGTTCATAGGCGTATAAAATATTTCTAATGGTTTGCCTTTGTCATCTTGCCATTCAGGAACAGTAATCTTTTTAGTTGTTTGCGTTGAAAAATGTTCAGTAGCAAAATTAATTGCCCTCTCTTTTTTGCTCATCCAACTAATATAATATTAAAATTGTTAAAAAACAATAAATATTAGACTGTACCTCTAGTCAAAGCACCTGTCATTGTTGCGTTAAAACTTGCTTCAATAATACCATCAGTCGGAATAGAAACAGAGTTGCTTCCTATAATAAAAGTGCCAGAATAATAATAATCACCTGAATCTGCACCTTCTGGATAAAGATTCAATGCTACTTGTGAGCCTTCTACAATAGCGATTTGCCCATTCGTATCTGTTTCATCCCACCAGCAATCTACAGTTGCAGTAGCACCCTTTTTACCAACTTGATAACTTCTTGAAGTATCGGTCATTGTTGTATCTTCTAATACTTCAGCAGTAGTGTCCAAAGAGAAACTTCTTACCTCTGCCACAGTATTAGAGCCAACTTTAACAAGACCAGAAACGCCTGTATGATTAGCCATTTTTACTCCTTATCCTTTTTTGGGTTTAGTTTAATTACTTTTGGATTATCAACTTTTGATGTATGTGTGTAGCCCATCTTCAAATAATATTCTTCCATTTCCTTTGTCACCTTTATGGTATCATCGGATTTTGGAAACTTTAAAACAATTGTTCCTTCACTCATAAGTTTATACTCCTGTTTGAACAGCATTTTCAACTGTTGCATATTCTATAACATAAGTGAATATAGCTAGTCCAACCTTTGAAGTTGCTTCTTCAAACTCTATTTCTGTGGAAACTAACCTTGTATCTTTTGCGTGTCCACCCCTACTGACATCCGTAACCATCGCTTCTTCCACTTCCTCTGCTATCGTGTCTATGGTGTCGTCAATGTTGGATGTACCCTTGATGTGGGCTTCTATTATAACTTGCAATTGCCTCAATTGTGTTCTTGGTGTCTTTAGTGAAAAATCTACTACTTCCTCATCCTTTGTATAGATCAGCAAGGCTGGAAGGGCTGAAAAGTTAATTGGAAAAGTCCTACTTTCAAAAACGGAAGTTCCTGTAGTTGATAACCCTGTCAAGGCTGTTCCGATATTTTCCCTAATTGTTTTTCTTATGTGTGCCATTGATTAACTCTATTTTATATTCATAAACTCCATCATCTTTTTTTTTCATATATTCAAAATAATCTTTTTCCCTTTTTTTGCCACCCTCGCATCCATCAGCATATATTGTGTCAAGCCCAAAATTATCATTTGAATTTTTAAACCTTTTCTCAACAACGACCATTAAGTTTCTAAAGTTAAAACGGTCATACCATTATTATCTGGCTCAACTTTCCTAACCGTATAGGTCACGCTGTCCGTTACAAGTGAATCGCCAAAACTAGCACTAGAAACATCAGAAGTAAGGCAAGTAAAAGTAGTGGTAGAATAAACGACACCAACCTCGCCACCAGATTCAATATCATCTGACTCCTTATCCAAAATACCATTAATCGTACTACCAGACCCACCTGACGGTGTGTATGTCGCTTCTTGTCCATAATCATTTGTGTTTAAGTATATGCTTCTTATTGTGTCTGTTTCTACTGCCATTTTCTTTATCCTCAATAATCTCTATCACATTTGGCGTTGGTATTACAGTAATGTCACCATAATTATCAACCTTGCCCTTGTCATCAAATGTAACAGAGGCAAACAGTATAGTATTCTTTTTATTTTTGGAAAACAAGTAGCCACGATTTTTACAATTGGATGGAACTAATTTTAACATTTGTTCCTTGTCCAGCCATTCAGAATGACTGACGGTATCAATCCATTTAACTTCTACTTTTGGATAATCTATTTCCATAAAGTCCTAATCTTACTCCAACTAGGGCTTTACAGTTCGCCTTTGTTAGCGTGTAAATCTTTTTTTTTGTTTTGTTAAAGGCTCTGATTTAGCTTCTGGCTTTACTTCCATTGCTTTTTTCATACCAACCAATAAAACTCCTGTTTCTTGGTCTGTATCAACAATTGCACCAGCTTCATAATCAGCACCCTTGATAACAGTTCCTCTTAAAATTTTAATTTTCATAGTTACCTTCTTATATAAATAGAAAGGCGTGGTCAATTCCACGCCTCACTATCCTGTGTTTATTAAGCGTTTAAGTCCTTAATAGCAGCAAAAGATTCTGCGTGACGAACAGCAACATCAACATCATATAATCCTATAATCCTAGTTCCACCTTTTGAACTATTAGTATAGGGGTCTAAATTGATGTCGAGATTCCCCCATTCACCAACGAGCAGATCATTGTAGTTACCAAAGATCAAGGCAGAGCAATCTCCACTTGAAGTTCCTTTAGTAAGGTTGTCTGGTGAGTTGGTTGTTGAATGCATCTTATATCCCATAAGATTCACTTGATCGTTCATAATCATTACTGAATCAGAAGAACTTACTTTTGCAGCAGCCATAAATCTTGATACTTGTAGAGGGGATGCAATCCACCCTAACGCACCAATATCAGCGTTATCTGTTGCAACTTCTTTCCAAGTTTCAACAACTTTAGCCCAAGTTCCAGCACCACCATTCGTGCCAATAGCAACTGCACCAATACCAGAGGTACTTAAAATACCTGTTGGTGTATTGGATGTGCCATCGCCTTGAATAGCTTTTTTATCAACTTCATTAGAAAGTGATTTAATAATATCATTTCTAACAAT